ATATGACCGTGGATGCGGCCCTCTTTCGAGACATACTTCATCATCGACGATATAAACGTGCCTTGGATCTTGTTGAGGTTCCTGGCTTCCACCACCAATTTGGCAAACTCGTGCGGATGTTCCTGCAAAAAAACTTTGGTGAACGAGGGTTGTCCGGTCTCGGTTCTTGCGTACTTGATACCCAGCTTGTCAAACGCTTTCGAAAGCGAAGCTGCTGCCCATAACTCCACGTCCATGCCAGCCATGTCTTTGATTTGCTTGAGTTTTTGCTTCTCTTCTTTGAGTAACTGCTGTTTTGTTCTCTCACACTTCTCAAGGTCAATACGCACACCCCGAAACGTCATGTCTATCAAACAGGGCGTAAGCCGTGTCTCGAGGTCAAAGATCGTCTCAAGACTCTCCTTGCTGATCTCTACCTTGAAAAACTTGTAAAGATCGTAAGTCAGTCGGGCATCCTGTTCGGCATACGGACCCACAAACTGGCTGGGTAACTTCCATAGCTCGGCCTTGGGGTCTACACCAAAATCAACTGCCGCCTCAGTCAAAAGTTTTTCTGACTTGGCCTCACCCAGATAATCGTAACCCAAGGCGTTCAAGCTATATCTGAAGCGGTTTTCATCCAGCAACGCTGCCATGACCATCGTATCCACAATCTCGCCGTGTACCTCAACACCCATCGCTTTCAGCCAGCCAAGGTCATAAGGCGCGTTGTGCATAATCTTGATTGACTCGGTTTGCATTTGTTTTTTTAACCAACGCATGACAATGCCTTTATCCAAGTTGCCGCCGCCGTGGTGTCCGATTGGGTAATAGTCTTCCCAACCCTCTCCTGCTACGGCAATGCCCACTACGTCGCCGTCTTTTCTGGGCCAGCCGGGGCCGTTCTGCTTGAGGTTCGGGTCGCGTGTCTCGAGGTCAATCGCTATTTCTTTGTATCCTGTAAGATCCCTCAACTCAAAAGGCGGGGTCCATTCAGAAGTTGGCGTAAACAAGGGGAACTGGAGCCTAGTTTCTTTTTGCATTCTCGTATTCCATTAGTATTTCGACATAGTGTTTGATCTTTTTAAGATCCTGTATGCCTCCCTTTTCACGCCATCGGGTGATGTACTTGACAATGTTCCCTTCGATAAACGGTAGCTCGTTTGCCAAAATGTAAGTAATTGGTTGGATATTCTGCTTTTTATAGTGTTCGCCTGCCACTTGCTCCTCCAATGCTTTCATATCGCGTAACTCCGGCTGTAGTTCTCAGGTTCCATGATAAATAAGTTTTGCTTAGATCGTGTCACGGCTACATAGAAAACACGATGGATAGAGTCTGCGTCTCGCTCCATCGATTCTTCCGCAGCCACGGTCAAATCCGTATACAACACTACGTTGTCCGCTTCACCACCTTTCGCACCGTGTATGGTGCTCAGTTTTATCCGAGGCGGTTGCGTGAGGTCTTCGCCCCTTCTCACCAATGAGTTGATATATGCAACATCAACAGAAGGTATCTTGTCTAACGCCTCTTGCCAGGACATGTCTTGAGTCACCAACAGACCGTGATGGTCACGTAGCTCCTCAAACGTGAATGTGTCCTCTTCATCCCCAACTATTTTCTTATGACCCCTAGCTATGCGAACACCGTTGCCCGTCATGTAGCTGTACAGGGTCTTGACCAAATCAAAAACCACTGGCTTTCCTTGCTGTAAAAGTCTCCAAGCCTCCAAAGCTTGTCGCACTTTCAAGCGAACACTATGCAAGCCCCCGCTTCTTTCAAAGAAAAACCCTTGTGACTTCAAAAAGTTTTGTGCACCTGCCAGATGAAACTTGGCTTGAGCTAGAAACAACCAGCTACCCTGCTCCAAGTTCAGTTCTTCGAACCCAGTAATGCGTTTTGTCATGCCCTCTTCCTGTTTTGGAAGATAATGCTTCGGGAAACGGTGAGACATCCGAGAGGATATATTCTCTGCGATTCTGTGAATCAGACGTGGCACTCGGTAGCTTTGCTTCAAAACTTCACTGCTGCCGTTCAAGTTAATAAAGTGGTCCACGTCAGCACCGGACCATTTGTATATCGCTTGATCATCATCCCCCGCACAATACATCCGAGTGGATTTCTTTTCGATAGCGTGAGCAATGTCCCACTGCAGTGGACTGAGATCCTGTGCCTCGTCAATCATAGCCAAATCGAACTCTGGACAAGTCTCATGGGCCGAGTTTGCAAATAATTCTAACATGTCCGTGTAATCGTATAGATTGTGCTCTTTTTTGTACTGAGCCAAGGACCGTGACACATAATCCACTTCTACCCACGTATATTCCAAGTCACTGAAATTGTATTCCGATTTCAAAGGTGTTTTCTTAAGTCGGGACAGCGTAATCAAGCGTAGAATAGGTGACTCTTTACGCAAACTGTTACTCAAGTCTTCTTCGACCTCGTACATTTTGGTCTCACCGCTTACCAAAGATATTCCAATCTTTTTTTCAACTTCTTGGTAATGAACCGCTGTCATCAACTGCTCACTCTTCAAACCGGTCAAAAAGAACGCCAAGGAGTGAATTGTCCGAAAATATGGAAGATCTGCTCGAGGATCTAGCCCAAAACGCTCTGAGGCCCTCTCTTTTGCCTCTGAGGCGGCTTTTCTAGTAAAAGCAAAGAATGCTATACGGTGCGGCGGAACGCCGTCAGCAAGCGCACGATCAACGAGATTCAGTAACGTGGTAGTTTTACCAGTGCCGGGCGGTCCAAAAATCCTCAACATCAGAAAGGTATATCTTCATCGCTGGTGAATTTTGGAGCATCAACAGCAGCATTATTTTTGTCAAACGCAGGAATACGCCACAGACGCACTTGTTTCGCTTGAATTGTCAATCTGGAAGCTGCTCCGTTCAAGTCTCGCAGTCGTTGTGCAATCTGGTGCGTTTTGAAATGTTTGAAATTAACTTTGACCAAATAAGATTCTAGGTCTTTGATTCTGAAATATGTTTCTGACCGTTCTTCATCAGTCCAAGGTCTCTTCAATAATATCTGCTCTCGTTCTTCTGCGGCTTGATGTCCCGTACAAAAATCTTCTAAATGCTCATTGAACTGACCCGTAATCGATACATCTTCTGAAACTTCGATGATAGACCCTTCTGTCTCTGACATTTCATTCAACAACCCGTTTATACGGGTCTCCCAAAAATCTTTCTTCAAGGTCCGTGGCAAAAAGTTCAACTGCTCCACACACGCTCTTTGAAAAGCGGCTTGGTTCAACAAATCATCTGTTTGCATCTCAAGAGGCTGACCCATGACATCTAAGAACCAAACTGGCGGTATGCTGTTGTACTTTCTGAGATTAGCTATCTGTACCCCTGTCACCACGCCCTCTATGCCAAATTTGCGGGTCATGCAGAGTTCTCGATTGCAAACGGAGTTGATGGGGGCATCGGAGCACTTGTAGGCGTAATCTTTACGCTCTAGCTGCTTCGCTACCGTATTGACCTCACCCAATGGCAATGGCGGGTGTATAAACTTCATATTGTGGGTAAGGATCTCTGACTCCCATGTATCGGGATATGCTTTGCGGAGATATACGCCAAGATTAAAAAGGCCGTTGTTACGTGCCCCCTCTGGTATGCCGTTCTTACAAAGCATTTGCAAACAGGGCGGTCCGTCTTTCAGTGGCAGGTCAGGGTCTTCTTCTACTTGTAAAGCCAAAACCTGCTCATGCGTCTGCACGTTTTCATCGTACAGATCAAAAAATTCTTCTATCGTTGCGGCGGTGCCGTCTTTGTTGAAAGCGTATCTGAGACCATTTTCGCTATCAAAGTATGGTGTATTCAGAAAGTTCCCTACATCTCCTCTCTCAAGATGCAGAACTATTTGTTTTGGGAATATTTCACAAGCCCCGTACCCGAGCGAGACCGCTAGCCTTTTCAAAGTATCCTGCATATCTTTTGCAGGTATAAAATCCTGTACGAATAAAAAAACATGAGCACCACCGCTCTTACTGCGACAGACAACCAACGGGAGTTTGGCTGCTTGGAGCTTCTCTATCAGTGCCTGATGGTCGAAATTGTATTCGTCAATATCGATACAGCCCCATTTACAGGCGTTCGACTCGTTGATGGGTATAATCCCAATAGATTGTTTACCGGCTAGATGCGCTTCCCAAAGTTCCGTGGTCCGTGGTTCTTTGACTACGGTTGCTTTACCGGTTGCTTTGCCTTTGGGGTCCCTACCATTTATCTTGTAAGTGCCGTATGCGGCTTGCAACCCATCGAAAATGTTGCTGAATTTTTCTATCATTGAGTTTCCAAGGTCCGGGTGGACCAGCAGTCGAGAACGATTTTGCTGGTCCTTTCGACACCGGACTGCCGATTGCGGTTAGAAAGGTTCTTCGCCCCTTCCCGTGGTTGTCTCTTGTTCATGCTTCACCGTTACGTCACCACTAGCTATGGATTCGTAAAACGCTTTAGCAGAACGATAGACGTTAGCGTCCTCGACTACCCCGTCCAGTTCGATATTCCACCCATGCCAGCTTCCCTTGTCGTTCTTTTCAGACGACGTAGAGAGCTTGTACACATGACTGAATCGCGGGGGCTGGAAACTCTCGCCCTTCGCGTTCGTCATGGTTCTGGATGCAATCATCGAGTTCCACTTTCGGGACTTCTTCAACTGCGTAGACTTCATAGAAATCAATGCAGTATTTGCGGAACCATCATCCTCAAGGATGACCACGTAGTGTTGATGGGTTTCATCAATGTATGACCCATCACCGCCAACGACATAATCTTTATTGTCGTTGTCGTCCCTTTTG